ATTTTCTCCCATAACTCCGATTACATAGTTAGTGCTTTCGCTTTCTTGTAGAGCTGTTTGTTTTTTGCTGGTATCAACGTGTTTGTTAAACCAAGGAATTGGTGTGCTCTTAGGAGCACTTGCCTGATACTTAATACCAATTTCCTTTAATGCGCCGACTGCTGTGTAATCAACAAAGTCGCGTAGAATATTAGCATTGAGTCCGATCACCGGACCCATTTTAAACAAGTAAGTAGCCCAATCTTTTTCTTCACGGATCACATCCATATATAATGCGTAGACTTCAGCTTCACACTCTGCTTTGGCTGTGGCAAAGCGACTGTCTTCTTTGACCACTTGGTTGATCAGGTATGCAGTCCACCCTTTGTGTAATAGCTCGTCTTGTAGGATCAATTGGATAATGTTACCGTTGCCCATAAAGATCTTGTTCTCTACCATGGCCAGGCTTGTGGCAAAGCTGACCATAAAGCGGAAGGCTTCAAGAGCATAGCTGGCATGTAGAGCCATCCAAATTGCTTTGATATATTCTTTCTCTGGAATAGTTTCACCTAACTGTTTACGGCAGTTGATGACATGTAATGCTTCGTAGTAATTGCCTACACTCGATGCCATTTCAACAATTTCTTTAGTGTCGTGGATAGTATTGAATACTTCTTTTGGCACATTATAAATGTTGCGGATGATATGACTGTATGACTTACTGTGAATATTAGTTTCAAAGAATGTCCAGTTGTATACTAATGCTTCTAGTTCAGGCAATGATATAACAGGCATAAAGATTTGACTAGGTCCACGGCCTTGCAAACTATCTAGTGCTGTTTGACGTAGCAGGTTGCTGGTAAAGATATGCTTAACTGCATCGCTGGCATCTTTAAAATCATTTGAGTCTTTAGTAAGACTAATCTCTTCAGGTTGCCAAAAGAAGCCACGTGCTGTTGCTTCAAAGTCTGCTATCTTTTTATATTTTACTTCTTCAAAGCGTTGTATGGTAACTGGGCCTGCTGGGTCTAAAAACATCTTACGGTTAAGATAGTCTGTCTTTGTGTTTAGGTTGTATTGTGCTTTACTCATTTGTTGTGTCGTATGTTTGTTGAAATATATCTTTCTTTACTGCGCCATAGTCGCCCTCGCCATGACGTACAATGTAGTCGTTGCCTTTGGTATAGTTTAGATCACCCCACGATGTGCGTAGAACACCATCATGATCTGCAAGTTTCGCTATCTTTGGAATCTTCTTAGGTGTCGCGATGCCGTCCCCTTGATCGTCTTTGAGACTTGCAAACTTCTCTGGACTGATTGGATATTTCTCGCCTTTTGGACCTGTCATGATATAATGCCCTGCTTCATATCGAACTGGTCCTTCTAGTGTATCAACTGTTCCAGGTTCTTTGGCGATTTCATACTTTTCTTCGGCTGGCTTTTTAAAAGTTTTGAAAGCCCCGTCTTTAAACCACTCATCATCCACTTTGGTAGATTCTGAAATCAAATCGATATATTCTCTAAGTGTTTTCATAATTTACATGCCTCGCAATCTTCGTCTTCAATTAATTCTCGTTCATTGTGGAATCCATTATAATGAACTTCAGGCGTCAGTTCTGCCTGCTGCTTACTACCTGCTTTATTGATTAGGCTATAGTAGAATGTTTTCAATCCCCACACATGGGCCTGCATAAGGTTTCGAGCAATCAATGTAGTTGGCACTTTCCTATCAGCAAAGTGTGCTGGATTGTAGAATGTATTAGTTGAGATACTTTGATCCACATAGGCAGCAAGCACCGCAGCAGTTTTTAGATAGCCATCACAGTCTTTCTGATCCCACATCAATTGATATTTGTTTTTCAACTTATGATATTCAGGTACGACCTGTGTAAACGATCCTGCTTTTGATTCCTTGGTACTGATTAAACTCATAGGCATTTCGATACCATTGGTTGAATTAATTACCACACTAGAACTTTCAACAGGAGCGATGGCCATCAATGTGGCATTGCGTACTCCGTATTGTTTCATATCAGTTCTAAGACTTTCCCAGTCTAGTTCCGGAGCAAAATCTGCGAGCTCATTTACACCTTTAGCACGTAGTTCCCAGGGGAACACACCTTGACCGTAGCGTGTTTTGGCACTCTCGGTACAAGGGCCACGCTCCTTGGCCAACTCCACAGTGGCTTCTGTTAGATAGTAGGCTTGATGTTCCATCCAAGTCTTGACTTCTTGTAGTGCATCTTTCTCTCCATACTTCAAACCACGCTTGGCATGCCAGTAGGCTAGATTAGTAACACCAATGCCTAATGGTTGTATCTCGTCGTTGCTTAGTTTGCTTTGTATCGACAGAAAATCTTGATAGTCAAGAATGTTACACAGGCTACGCTGTAGAATCCTTGCGGCTCTACGCATATCCTCTGGGTTCCGGAACGCTCCCCAGTTGAGAGATCCCAGTGTACATAACGCTATGCGACCAGCATCGTCATCAAGTCTCTTAAAGGGACGTGTGGGTAATAGAATCTCACAGCACAGGTTACTCTGATATATCGTATGATATTCAGGATCAAATGGTCCTTGGTTGATCACGTTGTCAATAAACACCAAATAGATACGACCTGTATCCGTGCGCTCCTTCAGTATACCACTCTTGAACACTTCTTCAGCACTCATGGTCTTTTTACGCAGACCTTTCTGCTTTTCGTACTTGACATACAGCTCTTCAAATAGAGCAGTATCTTTATAGAATGCTTCATATAAGTCAGGTACATCATTAGGATCAAAAAACGTAATTTGTTCTTTGTTTTTAAAACGTCTCCAGAAGAAAGCTGACAACACAACTCCGTAGTCCATGTGTCGTACACGAGTTTCTTCTGTGCCTTGATTGTTCTTAAGGACAATAAGGTCATCAAACTGATAATGCCATATGGGATAAAATACTGTGGCGCTGGCATTACGAATGCCGCCCTGTGAGCATGAACGTAGATCACCGAACCATTTCTTAAGGAATGGGATCATACCTGTATGCATGATCTCTCCACCTCTAATGGGACTACCTAGTGAACGCAGACGGCCTATCTCCAAACCAATACCAGCACGTTTGCTGGCATACTTGGCCATCATCTCACCAGAAGCAAATATGCTATCCAGATCGTCGTCGCTGCGGATAAGCACACAACTAGAAAACTGTTTAGTAGGAGTGCCGAGCCCAGCCAAGACAGGTGTAGCAAGAGTAAACAAACCATCTGAAGCCGCGTTGTAGTACTCTTTGATGTAACGCATACGGGCTGCATTAGGTTCTTCTTTATGGAACACAGTCGCGGCTGCAACCATATAACGAATTTGTGGTGTTTCATAAGTCTCCTTAGTAGCACGGTTCTTGACCAGGTACTTCTCTATCAACTGTTCAATGGCTGCATATGAATATGTTTCATCTTTTTCATGATCCAGCATGTCATTCAACTTGTTCCAATCATCTTCGCTATACCATTCAAGAAGCTCAGGCGTGTATAATCCCGTGGCTACATTGGTTTTGATAATTTCATAGAGGTGGGGAGGAGTATAACTGCCATACACATCTTTTCTCAGCATACTCAAACGTTGCTTGCCTGCCACGTATTGATAATTGGTATGACCTACATCTGGATTTTGTTCTGCATCTATTAGATCTACTATGGCCCTAAGTGTTATGCCATCTATTTCTTTTGTAGTGATGTTATCGTAAAAATGTAATTGTGCTTTGATTTCTATCATCGACTGACTCACGTCAGCTATTCCAGCGCAGACCTTTGCAATCTGTGCCTGCCATTTCTCGATCATTAATGGCTCTTTCTCTCCGTTTCTTTTTATTACTGTAATGGTCATGTCTGTTTCTCGGTTTTTATTATGATCAGGAAGATATTTATAAGACATTATACCTTAGTCCATATCACCCTGGATTTCAATTCTTGCAAATTATTAACTTCAACTACCCGCTTATATTCCAGGTTTAAAGCATGTTTTTTATCTAATAATAAAAAATAGTTGGGATGCTTTTCTTCTGTGGACATAGACGTATGTATCTCACATTCGGAGGCCATAAACCGCTGTGTTAATTTAATAGTATACAGCATACCCAAAGTGATTGCAAGATCATCTAGGCGAGAATCTAATACCAAATGCCATGGATCGGGCCATTCGGAGGGATTGTTTGGATTTAGATACGGATTAACAAATGGAGCTAGGCTCCAGAGATTAGCGACATCCTCTAAGGGAGTATCGCTGACTTCTAACCTATCTCTGAACTGCTTCCATTCTGCTAATCTTTCAGTGTCGTATTTGTCAAACACCGTAGGCTACATCAAACGATATAGTGCCTGTTTGACCAGACGCCAACGGATTCTTATACGACAGCACTATTGTATCGATACCGCTGTCGGCATCGTTATCTCTAAGTTCTGCTAGAAATTCAAAGTTTGTCATAAGAGCTCCTTCGGTTGACGTAGACGATGGTGGAGAATATTGATACTGATCAGAAATAGATATTTCACCTAACTGATCTCCAATACTGAGATTTAATTCTCCGGCTCTAGAATGTGTTCCCAATTCTAGAAAGTAATTGATTGTATAAAATTTATTAAAGGCAGAGAAGACTGCCAATGGTCTAAAGCTGTCAGATAAAAATATCTGACCAAAATTTCTGTCGACTATGCTAACTTTGTCGCTGTTGTAAACTTCGTTGACTGCCACTGTTGCCACTGACGAAACTACACCAGCTGCCTGTTGTCTATCAAAGGTACAGTCTACCAATATATTGTTTCTCTTCTCTCCAAAGTACACGATGTTGTCTTCGGGTGATGATGCTGTACCTGTACCGTTTGCACAATTTTTAAATTTAGTTCTTTGTACTAGTGTGTTGTATCCATTTGTAGATCGTATAGCTTGGGATGCCATCTCTTCAAACTCGCAATCAAAGATCTTCCATTTGTTAGATTGGGTACTGACTCCGCTGATAAAGATTCCCACATGGCCTACGAAAAAATCGCAGTCTAGGAAAGAAATATTGGTTTCGTAGGCAGTGGTCTGTGAACACTTTATGCCTATGCTGTTTGATTCAAATGAACATTTATTAAATTTGATGTTGTTTGTTCTAGTGCCGGACAATGTGTTTTCCCAGAATACTGCTGCCGGAGCAGTGCTCAAGGAAGGAACTGCATTACCTAACACGTACTCACCTCGGAAGGTTATGTTGTCGAATTGCGAATCAGCGACTCCACTCAATACCAATTGTCCGCCGACTCTATTGATAGTTAGATTAGACAAGTTTAACCCTGTGGGTCTATTTGAACTGTTGAAATCTGCGAGTTCCAATCCTGTACTGGTAATGAATCGTATGTTATTAGATCCTATGTTTAACACAGCACCATTTGGAGTTTCACCTTGCAAGATAACATTGCTAGGAATACGTAAGTCGCTGAGGAACAAGTACTCGCCATTTGGTACTAGCAAGACTTTTCTATAATTGGTGTTTACATTTCTAAACAGTTGAGTGAAAGCTGTTTCAAAAGCCAATGTGCAATCAGTAGATCCATCCCCGATCGCGCCAAAGTCTGCTACACTGACAGTCTCGTCTGCTTTGCCCTGTAGGCTTCTCGACACGCTTAAAGTGATCGACGTATCGTTAGATGCAAACTGATAACTAGATGCTAGATCTAATATGTTGTCGTGCTCTGTTAGTATTTTGGTATTGCCCACATACGGTGCGCCTTCAGCGACCGAACCGTTGCCTATGAACAGTTCTTGTGAGTCTACAGCCCAAGCAAATTCCGCAGAACTTAATTGCGGAACTCCGCTATTTGAATTTTTTTGTCCTCTGCGGACCTGTATCTTGGAAATTTGCACCACTGCCATAATAATCTACCCCTGTTATAGAGTATTTATCTGGCAGCGGTATAGTATTCCTCTACCTTAGCCAGCCACATATCCTGGTATTTGTTGAAGTTTTCGGGGAGCAGATCAAACTGCTGATATTCAAATGCCCTGCTACACATGAAAATAACTCCTCGCTTCATGTCAGTGCCGTAGACTTCATTATGTGCTAGTATATAGGCAACCAATTGCAGATAATAATCTTCTACCCATTCAGCTTTCTTGGGCTTGTTGGTCTGCTTGTGATCGCAGATAGCAGGCTGTCCTTCATAGACACCTACTAGGTCAGTGGTGCCCGAATACAGTCCTGGAAAGTATAAGCTCTGTTCCATGGCCCAGACTTCATCCATTTTACTCAGACCGTTTTCGATAATCACATCCGCCATTTTGTTAGCCTGTACATGAACTGGATTATTGCCAGGCTGTCGTTGTTCTCCGACTAGGAATCTCTCTAGGTTGGCATGCATAGCAGTACCTACTCCAGCAGCTTCAGTGGTGATCTGTTGAGCCTTGGCATGGCCGATACGATTCTTCCATTCATTCAAATGGGTCATGTCTTTGGTTGCGCTGAGGATTGTCGTTACGCTAGGTAGGTTCTCTCCGTCTGGAGTTAGATAGACTCGCTTCCTAGTTACGGGGTCGTTGATCTGTTTACAATTCTTATATTGGAAACGTTCTACAAATGGAGGGGGGTTAAGTTGAGTATTCATATCGTGTATATATTACACGAAATAAATTATTATGTCAAGCCTGAGCGGCTAATTGTTGCGGAGCAGCTGAAGCAGCCATTTTATCTACCGCATCTTGACTAGTTTCACCGCTTTTGACTGGAGTTTGTGCTGTGGCATCACTAGGCTCTTCTGCTCCAGGAACATTCAATTCGAGTCCGTCGGCATTGAAATTTTTCACTAGTGTTTGTACGATTGGATTAGTATCGTAGATTGATTTAAATGTTTCATAATCAGCAGAGAATTCAAAACCAGTCGACGTAGTCATCTTGTTTAGTGCGTTCCAATTTAATTTAGAAGGCGCTTTTTTAGATGCAGCACGACCTACATGATTTCTCAATGCCATTATAAATTTATCAATGTTGGCATCGTCGCCTGTGAATTCAAAAAATCTCATCCTAGTTCTGCCAATTGTTTTCTAAGGTCAACTAACTGTAGTTCAGCTTGTTTGATTTGATCTTGCACTTGTTTTTTCTGTTCTTGCTGTTCTTTGGCCGCTGCTGCTGCCTGGGCTGGATCCATTTGTCCGCCTTCTAGCCCGCCTAAATTAGCTGCTCGACCTACAGCATTTACGCCTTGTCCGACAGCCTTAACACCCTGAGATGCTACATTGCCTACTGCTTTAGCACCTTGTGAAACTGCACTGCCCACTCCTCTAGCCAATGCGGCACCACCTCGTAATGCAGCACTTCCTACTGCGGCTGCGCCACGAGCAACACCGCCGACAGCAGCACCTATGGCTGGAAGTATTTCATCCAGCTGCTTGTCGTTCTCTCTTAGTTCAGACAGTCGCATTAGCCAGCCAGTACTTTTAACAAGCGACTGCTTCTATTGATACTCTCACGTTGTTCACGACCCGCATCGCCTAGTCCGCCTGCTGCTGGTTCTGCTGCGGCAAACTCGTCTTCTGGTGGGCCCATTTCTTCTGCACCGCCGGTATTCATCATGTCTGGTTCTGCTTCGCCACCCATGTCTGCTTCGCCACCCGCATCACCACCGAGCATGTCTGCTGGAGCTTCTCCGCTGGCTAAACTACGAACACCTGTAGACAATGTATCTCTTGTGCCTTTAAGTGTATCTAGTGCCTGTTGGATCGCAGGAGCTACTGCTTCAATAAATGCCTTGGCCTGCTCTTGACCCATCTCATCACGGATAGAATCACCTAACTGTAATAGAGTATCGTTCTCCATGCCAGAAAGTTCTTCAATCCAACGACCTACTCTGTCAACCATTGTTTTTGCTGTGACAATCGCAGACGCTTGCTGGATTTCACCTTCTCTTAAGTTACGCATATCTTCTCCTGTTGTGTCAATGCTTTCTAATTCTAGACTTTCTGGAAAATCCCCGTAGTCTTCATCTGAACCAAATCCTGCTGATGCTAATGCATAGTTGTCATCAGTTTCTCCGCCTTCGTCTTCGTCTCCGCCTTGAGCAAGGTCTTTGAATTGATCTTCTATATCTTCGATATAGTTGTCCATGTCGCGAAGTTCGCCACCATCTTGATCAGCATAGGCATACCATACTACTTCAGTAGCACCGTCCCAGTCGCCTTGTTTTAACAATTCAACAATCTTGGCTTGATCTGGATCACCATAGCCGCCAATTTCGTTCATGTCTTCGTCAAACTTCTTTAGAATCTGTGCAACTTCACTTTCCAACGAATCAGCTTCTTCGAATTGTGTAGTATCTACAATGTGTTCCTCGCGGTCCATTAGTTCGGCAACGATAGCATCATGCATCCACTGAGCCTTGCTTAGTGTTTCATTTTCTAGAGTTTCATTGAACCCACTGGTAGTACGTGCTGTATGGATCTGTGTCCTTAGCTTGTTTCGAGCATCTTCTAACTTCATAGTATCGAAGCTTTCTAGATTGAGTTTTTTACCAAACATCTTGTCTAGGGATTCGTTGATTCGTTTAGAAGATCTATTAAATTTAAAAAGGTCTGTTGTTTTCATATTTTTGTATGGGTCCAGATTGATACTATATTTATTCAGATGACAGCCAAAGACTGCGCTCGATTCTTGGCTGTTATAGTGCGATCTCGACTCTCCTGATACCTAGCCCACAGCATATCAGCACGATCGAAGTCCTGATTACTTACCGCTTTCTGATACTGTGCCCGTAGCATCTGACTGTCTACGAACCACCGCCCGTACTCTTGATCAGCGTTATATAGTATGTCTGCTGCGATTCCTGTTTTTCTTTGTGCCAATAGATTAGCTATGCAAATAGCAGCGACATTTAGATGTATCTCTTTGTATTTGATCTCTCCGTTCTGCACAAGGTTTTTGATGCTGCCTTGGCTGGTTATTAGAACATCGCCCACAAGGATGCCCTGATCTACCTTTACAGGCAGTATCTCTCGAGAATTCTTGATTAATCGTTCTAACTTTGAAGAAATTTGAGTCATAAAAAAAGGACCTATGGCCCTTATTTAAGTGGGTATATTTTATAGTCCCACTAACTTGAGTAATTGCGGTAAGTGTACCGAATTAAGCCAACCAGTGCCTGCTGCAAATGCTAACCCAATCATGGCATACGTTGTGTATTTGTTTTTAATCTTTTCTAGCTCGCCTATTTTATTATATAAGTCTAAGTGCTGACTGTTTGATTGATCCGCCATTTCACACAGCTTTTTATCTAGTAAATCGCGGGTGTTGTCTAGACAGTCGTGCATTTCTTTGACATCGGCTTTGATGTCAGAGAGTTTTTCGTTGATTGCTTCTACTTTGATTTCAACTATTGCTACCCGTTCGGGTAATGCCGCCAGTTGTGCTACAGCTTCTTTAGTGGCCATTATGGCTATTTTCCTTTTATGTTAAGTCAGGTGCTCGCTCCGAGCCATGTGCCTAAGTGTTCTGAAATGCCTAATGTTTGCCTTTGATATATTATTTATTTCTTTTACGAAATTTTATATACCCAGATGTTGATGTTTTCGCCCCTAGTGATAAAACAACAAGGATCGATTTCGATACTGTTATTTAGTTGATCAATTACAGGGACACCATTGAGGTCATTGACTAACAGACCCACCGGATCGCCCTGATCTAGGAACACCGAATCTCTCTCCACAAAAAATTCCCATATCCAATGTTTGGCTTTGCCGTTCAATGGGTGTGGCAGTGATCCTGTGTTTAGTTGTGGATCAGTGTCCCATTCTAAATTGCTACGCAGTCCGATGGCCTGCACCAACGAATTAAAATTAGCCTGTTGCCCTATTTTAATCTTATTGGTTTCCGATCGAGAGCAATTAGATCTCGTGATGTCTACTAAACTGATGATTTTAAATCGTTCCATAATGTGCTACTATTTACACATTATAAAGTATAGTCGTAAAAAAGCCTACCGAAGTAGGCTTAGTCTTCCCATCCCTGAGAATTTAAAATTACATACCTTCTAGGTCTGTTGGAACAGTTACTGTAATTGTGTTAGAATCAGACAATGTAGCAACACCGCTGCCGGCTGTATTAGTAAATGCAGCGCCTGTGTTTAAAACTTGAGCAATTAGTCTAGCAACAGAGTCAATGTCGGTGCTATGACGATCTGCTACCATAAAAATTTCAAGACCGTTGCTTTTGAATTGAAACAAACGAGCTATAGAACCTAGTGCATCGGAAATCTTTGCTGCTGCTGCGTCTGAAGCCGCAACTGCTAGTCCTGATCCATTTAGAACTACTTTGTAGAATGTTAATTCGGATGTGTATTGAATTGTACCGCGAGCTACTGCTGTTGGATTACTTCTTGTTACTGATGCCATGATGTTTTCTCCTTATCAATGATCCCGCTCCGGGACCGGCAATATAAAGAATCGTCCTGATTCTTATACATTATTTATATTGGATAGGAAAAATCACGCCGATACGGCTGATTTTAGTCGGCTCTAAAAGGAGTCCAGCGATCTCTAGGCACGAACTTGGTTCCACCTATGACATAGCCTTCGCCGCCGGGCTTGCCACCGGTATTAGCTGTGATATCGCCCTGGGCTTGATCCAGCTCGCGGATCACTTCATCTTTGGCCGCCATGATCTCACGGACTAGTTCAAATAACTTGTCCATGACTCCCGGATTGGCATCACTGTGCGCTGTTATCTTAGCTGCTTTAGCTGGAGTCTTTTGCAGGAATGCCAAGAACGCAGCTGAATTGATATTATCCAACTGCTTGGCTTTAGACTGGCTGTTGACAAATGTGTAGATTTCACTTTGTAGATAGCCCATACCAGCTGTGGGAGTTAGGAACTTATTGATAGACTCTTGATGGTTGGCTAGTTTCTCAATCCTGCCTAGATTTTCTGCACCCACAGCAGGTCTATGGCTCACAGTAGTCAATCCGAATACTACTAGTTCTGGATTACCGCTGAGCATCTTAATGTCTTTGAGATCCTCTCCATCTTTGTCTCCAAAGTAGCTGAATAGTTTGTGAGCTGCTACTGCGATCTTGGCCTTGGATAATCTAATCCCTGTAGGACTCGTGGCTTTTACTGAATATGTGGTTTGATTGGGAGTGAACGACAACGTGCCGTCTGAGCCTTCATAGGGCTTACCTGGGTGGAATAAAATATCTCCGTAGACATAGCCACGAAAGTCTTTAGGTGTACCCGCTTCAAACACTGGCCACAATGCTGCCATATCAGAAGCAAACTTAGCTCTCCACTCTTCGCCTTTGCCTCTGCTATTGATAAATGCTGCTAGTTCTTCTGGGCTAGAACTCTTGCCTTCTTCACGTCCCCAGTTATTCTTGCCCACCATACGGAATGTACCGTCCTCATCTCTGCCCCAGTACACTGTGGGATTGCCGTCCCACTTGATAGTGATGCTGGTTTCTGGACTGGCTAGATCCTTTAGTATTTTGATAGCTTTGGCTGCGCCGTTGGCTTCAGTGAACGCTAGATCCTCGAGATGATTGAACTCACGGCCTACTTTCTTAGGCGCCGGAGCAGCATCAGCTTCAGTTAGGAATTCAAATGCTCTCATTTTACCTGTTCCATCATTCTACGGAACCAGGCAGGCGTTCCGGTCTGGTTGCTTTCAAACGACAGAGAATTCTCTGGAAGTGTTATGCCTTGCTTGCCTAGCGTTTCTCTTGCACCTGCAACCAGTTCTTGATAGTTAGGTAATTTCTTTATGTAGTTTAAAATAGCATCAACTGACTTAATGTCTTTGACTGTGGCGGATTGGCCTAGCAGTTCTTTGGCGATTTGATTCCAGTCATTGCCGTTGGGCAACAGCTCATCTGTTTGTGGGCTCAACAATCCATGCTTGGGGCTGTATTTCATGCCCTTAGCCCTAGCGATACTGCTTAATAGTATATGGCGATGCTCGCCTCTATACACACCACTACCGCCAATCATTGAGCCTTGTTGGAACTTGGGGTTAGCAGAGAACATGAAGTCTGCTTGCACAAATCCGTTGGCTGGATCACCTTTGATAGGTACCTTCCAATGTACATTGTCTCCGCTGAGTTTGATATTTTCTTTGCCAAATTGCGATATAAGTTTTTCAGCAAATGATTTTTTATCTACTTCGTTAGCATCTACTGATAGGTCTAGGTCGCCCGAACTATTCTTTTCAAATGTGCCGTCCGGATCTTCTTTGCGTCCAGTAGTACCTAGCCATTTAACCGGCTTCTTGTCGTCTAGATCTTTTTCTTTGGTAAAGTCTAATCCTGTGATCTTTTCGATATACAGAATCGTTTCCTCTACATCGCCTGTGGCGATACGTTGTGTTAATGACTGCTTGTCAGCACCTTTAAAAACATTGCCGCCTTCGAATATTTTACTCATTGTTGTCTTGATCCAATTTCTTTTCATTTTTCCTAGATTCAACGATCCTACGTATTCCTCTAGAGAATTTAGATGGGTCCTGTCCTTTGATAGCATTTATAAAACGTCTCTCAAGCTCGTCTGCTTGCTCTGCTCCATAATGTATGTGGATGCTTTCTAACAGATTGATAGCAGAATTAATGATGTTAGTGGCACGACTTTCATACAATGCGTCTTTATTGCGTATTTCAGCAATCTCATTAAGCTCTTGTAAAATCGACCTAGTGCGAAG